CGCGCTAGGTCTGTAAAGCCTAAGCCGAAGAAGAAAGGTCCGAAACCGTTTACATTAGAATGGTTAGATCAAATAGACGACATGTACACTCAGGATGAAACATGGATAATTTAAATATACTATCAGATGATCCTAGCCTAACAAGTGGTATATCGCCTGGTGCCAAGGGGTTATTGAAGAAGTTTCAACAGAACGTTGAAATGTCTTACAAGAAGTGGAAAACAAAATACAAAGAAATAGAGCACTCTCGTAAGTATGCATTAGGTCGCATGAACGAGCGAACTCAGATAATGACTGAAACACAGGCATTATACGAGGGCAACCGCTTAATCAAAGGTAATATCATCCATGCTACCCTGCAGGGCTTGATACCTTATATCTATGCTAAAAACCCTGAGATAAAAATCAGACCACAAGAGTACGTTGAGCCTAGTGGCTACGAGTATCGTATAGCGGATTTATTTGGGCAAACATTGCAAATAGTTCTGAACGAATCTTTAAAAAGAGCAGAGCTAAAAAAAGTTGCTAAACAGGTTTTAAGATCCTGTATGACGAGTAAGATTGGTGTGGTGAAGGTTACTTATCAACGTGACTTTTATAAGGATCCATTGGTTAGTAGACAGTTTAATGATGCACAAGATAGCATTGCTAAAATGCAGAATGATCTACAAACCTTAATGGCTAACAATGAAGACACTTCAGATAAAGAAGCGCTAATAGAAGAAGTACAAAATACGATGACAGCGTTACAGGATCAGGTAGAGGTTCTGCAGAGGGAGGGTTTGAATCTTGGCTTTATTAGACCTGAAGATTTCAGGATGGATACCTCGCTAGATACGTTACAGGATTACGATCAAGCCAAATGGATGGCTAACGTAACTTGGATGACGCCATCTGATGTGATGGAACGTTTCCAGTTAACAAAAGAAGAAGTTGAGAAGTTTACCGTATATAGACGCACTCAAGACGGCATCTTGAACCGATTAAGAAGGGATGAATCTTGGAGTAGCAACCAAACCGAAGACGTGAACTTAGCTATGGCTGTTTGGGAATATTGGGACAGAACAACTCAGACGGTATATACATGGGTAGAAGGTTGCGAGAAGTGGGTGAAGGAGCCATTTGCACCGAAACGTATGGGAGATGTGTTTTTCCCGTACTTCGTATTAGGACTCAATTGGATAGACGGCCAAGAATGGCCTATATCAGAAACAGAATTACTGATGTCATTACAGGATGAGTACAATACGATAAGATCACAACAAACTAAACACCGAGAATTATCAGCGCCGTTTTTTGTTGCTGACGCGTCTCGTGTTAATTACGAAGATATCGAAGTATTCAGTAATGCTTCCATTGGTGAAATAGCTTTAATTAACGCTTCTGGACAGGATGTGCGTTCTGTATTCCAGCCCTCTAATCCTCCACCAATGAATCCTGCCGTGTATGATACTACACCGCTGCGTACAGATATGGAGTGGATCAGCGGATTAGGTGATGCACAGCGTGGTGGAATTATGCGGGCCAAAACAGCTACAGAAGCCAATATACAACAGGCAGGTTTAGCTACCAGAGTGCAAGAGAAAGTAGACATAACAGAGGACTGGTTGAAGAAAATAGCTTGGTTTTCTGCAGAGATACTACTTCAAGAAATACAACCTGAAAAAGCACAGGAAATAGCAGGCCCTAATGCCTTTTGGCCTATACTTAATAAGCAACAGTTGTATGATTCTGTGTACTTGGACATCGCTGCTGGAAGCACTGGCATGCCAGATACTGATGCAGAGCGCATGCGGTGGACAGAGCTGATGCCTATGTTAATGCAGGGCATACAATTCGTGCAACAATTGCGCCAAATGGGTATTCCAGATCAATTTAACCCATATATACAGTTATTAGAAGAGACTTTCAAGCGTTTTGATGAAAGAATTGATATTGCCAAGTTTTTACCGCCTATTCCGGAGGAAATGCAGACATGGATGATGCAAAACCAAGCTATGCAAGCGGCTATGGGGCAATCATCCGGCACAGCTACACAACCACCACAGCAACAACCGCCACAACAGGTGAATGAAGCTGTAAATGCACCGGAGAATCGCACGAATCAGCGACTTCGGAACAATAATCGCCAACCATAGGGAGCAATGCAATGGCAGAAGAACAAAAGGAGATGACGTCTGATGAGTTGTATGACGATACACTAGGAGTGCTCGAAAAAGAGTATGAGAATATACTCGAAGAATCCAATGAGGAGGTAGTTAATGCAGCAGATAGTGCAGAATCAACCGGAGAACAAACTACTGAAACTCCCACATACCAAGAAGCTGAGACAGCACAGCAAAAACCCAGCAACACAGAAGATGATAGACCAGAGACACCAACAGAGACGGTTTCAGAGAGCAAGACAGCTGAAACAAGGCAGGACTTAGAAGAAGAAGATGCCGATGTTTACGGTAATTTAAAACCGAAAGCGCAAGAGCGTTTTGAACACTGGATAAGTAAGGCTAAGGAGCTAGAGTCACAGAATCAAGAATTATCGGTATCTAAGGAATTACAAGATTATATACTAGGCTCTGGCACAAATCCGCAGCAACTAAATTGGTCCTTAGATATCTTTAATAATTTAAACTCTGGTGACTATAACAAAGCAGTGCATGCCTTAAGATCATTGGATACATTCGCTGATCAGATTGGCGAGAAGCTAGGGGTTAATGCGTCTGATAATGAAAATGTTAGTTATAATGATTTTCAAGACCTAAGCGGCGCCGTAGAGAACCTAGAGATGAGCGAGGAGTGGGCCAATAAATTAGCCTCACAGAGAGTAACAGAAAATGCACAACTCCAAGCTCGAAGTGATTTCACGCGAATGACACAGGATCATAATAACTATCAAGCAGCGTATAATGGCGCCGCTAATAACGCATATCAACAGATATCACAATGGGAAAACCAAGTTAAAGAATCCGATCCGGATTATGCTTTGAAGTCGGAGGCGATGCAGGAGGTTGGTAGACGCTTGGCGCAAACGCAATTTCCACCGCAAGATTGGTTACCCATGTTGCAAAACGAGTATAATGTATTGAGCGAGGGTATGAAAATAGCCGCGCTACAAAATGGAAACGCTAGTAGATCGGCTGGGCCTCTAGCACCTGGCAGAAATAATGGAGGCGTGGGAAGCGCATCCATGTTAGACACCGCAGAAGTGACACCTGAGTTTTTACAGGCACACTTAGATGCGATGCATAATTGACAGGATAGATGATAACTGGATTCATCGCCAGTAGCACGTATAGGCACTCGTGTGGCCAACCCTGTTCCACATAATTACATTCCTTTTGGAGGGAAATAAATGGCTACTCAAACAGCATTAGCTGCAGCAGACATTACCCAACTAGGATATGTAGCTCTTCAGAACTATTTGAAGAATAAACCTATTGACCAGGTTGCGACGGAACGTCCCCTGCTCAAAGCTCTCATGGCTAAGAAAAAGACATGGGGCGGCGGTAAAGAAAATATCGTTGAGCAGATTCGTACCGGTTATGGTAACAACTTTGAGTGGTTTGGTGACTCTTCACTAAACACCTCGTCTCCTGTTACTTATAACACCCGTGATACTGTAAGACAGGCTTATTATCCTTGGAACTCGGCACATGACGGTTTCCAGTTTTCTGAAGACTACTTACTTGGTAACGGTATTCTTATTGGTGACTCTCAGAGTCCGCGTAACTCAAGCGCCGCAGGGCTTGTACAACTAACCAACGTATTCAATGAAGCGATGGAAGTGCTTCGACTGGGTTTCGAGAAGATCCTCGATCAGTCTTTGCATCTCGATGGCACGATTGGCGTAGGTGGTGGTACCTCCCTAGCTAACAAAGCACTCAATGGTCTAGACTTTCTAGTTCCTTTTGATTCCCGCACGGGAACGGTTGGTGGAATCGATCGTGCTCCTACTGCGAATAGCTACTGGCGTAATAACTTTGATACGGGTAGTGGTCTGAATACGTTCGGTACTACTAGTCCTTCTGGTTATAATGGTGCCGACCTATTAACTCCGATGCATACGATGTGGCGTGAATGTCAGAAGAATGGTGGAAGTCCTAACTTTATTCTGGCAGGTACTGATTTCATCAAGTCTTATGAAATTGCTGCAGATGCAAAAGAGTCTCGTTACGCTGTTCAACCTGGAACGGCACAGGCTCCTTGGAACATGGATCCGTCTTTGGAGATCAAAGATGGTGGTACTTTTACCGGTCTATTCTTCCAAGGTGTACCTATTATTTGGGATCCAGTTTTCGATGATATCGATGGTATTTCTGGTTCTACACCAAGTAACGGTACTTCTGTGTTATGGTCTAAGCGTTGTTACATGCTTAACCTAAACCACCTGACTCTGCGTCCTATCCAGGACAACGACATGATTGCGAGGAAGCCTCCTCGTGACCATGGCAGTTATAACTACTACTGGGG